TCAGTAAATGATGAAATAGGATTTGCTCCTATCATTATTAAAGCTCTTGAAGCTATATCTATCTTTGTAACTGCCATACATTACCCTTGCCTAGTTTGTACTCCACCTTCTACATTAGGAATTATTATTGATAAATTTTTTCCAGTTATATTAGATATTTTATATTTTGTTGCTAAATAAGCTACTGTTGCTTTAAATTCTTTTGATCTTGTTTTGGGATCAGTAGAATCTAAAATACTATCTAATACAGCAAGTCTAGTTCTTACATCATCTATTTCTTTAGTAGATAATTGTTTAGCACTTGCAACAACATTTGCGTTTTTATCTTTAAATATTGTAGCAAATCTTCCATCTGATCTTCTTTCTTGTGTATATTCTTGTTCTGGAGATGAGTTAGATTTTATTATTGATGAAGTTAAAGCAAAAGCTCCAGCAGCAGCTAAACCTCCAGTAATAAATCCAGCAGCTTCAGGAATAGTATCTCCTACTACGCTTTGTACTGCTTTTTTTGCAGTACCTTTAGGATCAGCTTTAGCTTTTTTTGCTACTTTTATAGCTTTTTTACCAACTTGTGCTGTTGCTCCAGCAGCTCCAGCAACAATGTCTGGTGTTTTGTTTAAAATTTTTAAATTTCTTTTTGAAGTCTTTACAAATTTATCTTGTATATTTCTAGCTTGTACACTTCCAGTTGCATCAAACTCTTTAGCATTTATTTCTCTTTTTCTATTAACATCTTTTCTTATTTTTTCTTTAACTGCTTTTCCTTTTTTTTCTAATTTTTTCTTTTTCTTCTTTATAACATTTACAGCTTTACCTAAAGCCTTACCAGCTACTTTCATTGCTCCAGCTATTGCCATATTTTTAATCTCCTTGTTAAGAGAGGGGAATAAATCCCCTCTCCATTAATTATATTAAGCTAGTATTACTGTATTTAAGTTTGATCCACCATCATTTACAGATACAATTAGTATATCTACAACTGCGTTTGAACCACCACTATTTACAATAATAATGTCTCCAGCTTTTAGTTCTCTGTAAGATAAGATAAAGTAATCATCATTATCTATATCTCCGATTGCATCGCCATCAGTATAATACCAAAGAGAATTGGTATCGCCTAATTGGCAAGCCTTTTTTACAGGGTTTGCTAATGCGTAAGCCATATTAATATCTCCTTATTATTCTGCACATTTTTGCACTCTTATACCATTGTCGTCAATCAAAATTGATCCCATTGATAAATAAGAAGTCAAAAGGTGTGATACCTTTTCAGGTATATAGTTAGCTTCAGTTCTTACCTCAGAACCTACTCCTAGACCCATTGATGACTTATGCCATGCAATAGTATGTCTATCTGTTGAACCAGATGTGTCTAGACCTGAGTGTACAAATGTTAGGAATCCAACAAATCTTTTTGCAGTATAATTCATACCAGCAAAAGGAAGCTCAGAATTTCCTAAATACTCCATTTGTGTCCATTGGTTGTCAGCCAAAAGGTCTGCCCATTGGCTTGGACCAATCGCCCAATATCTAGCATTATCATCAGGAACATTATTTGTTCCGAAAAGCTCTTGCATTTCTTTGAACTTGTCTACATTCATATCGGTAGCTGGTGTCGCTCCACTTGCTCCAGCATTATTTGCTAAAGTAGTAGCAGATGACATTGCTGTAGTAATAATACTATCAGTTTTTCTACCTAAAGCGTAAGCAGCGTTGTTTGCAATCACTGATCTTTCGTCAATATTAGTTTTAAGCTCATCTAACTTGTCTACATAGTCAGATGCATAGTAGTCTGATAAAGTCGCAGTAACATTGGTATGAGAGATATTCATAGCTACAACTTCAGCATGTCTTGCTTTAGTAGTCGCTTCTCCTGTACCAACTTTTTGGAATTTAACAGATTCTCCTGATACACCATTAACTACACGAACAAGATTTTTTAGCTTAGAACCTTGTCTTTGATAC